ACTCCTTACCATTTAGCGGTTTATCGTACAGAAGGTCCTTTTTACGAAAAGAAGCACGGAGGAAGTTCTCAAACTCACTGGAATGCATCGTACAGTCTGGACGGCCATGGGCCTCCAAACTGTCCTGTTAACTTCTCAGATTATCGAAATCTCGGAGAAGTGATCCCCACCTTCGGGGATCTTTGCACCAAGATTAATGTAGAGTTAGGCAAGAAATTTGATTTTCATCGCCGGACTTTTCATGAATCTTGGACCCAGTGGGTCCATTCTTTCAAAGTGGATTACCGGAAACTCACAGAAGGCCCCCTCTGGGACCCTCTTATTGAGAGTGTCAGTCCTGATATTTTGGATCATTGTGATTCCATATGTCTAGACTTTCCGGTTCATCCCCCTTTGGAGAGACCGAGAGTGAAGGCACACGCTATTCCTGAACCGTTGAAGGTCCGAATGATTACCTTGGGAGAGGTGGATACAAAAGTACTCCAACCTTTCCAGAAGGCTCTTTGGACTGGCTTAGGAAAGTGCCCTCAGTTCTGTCTCACCAATGGAGTGAAAGATTTAGAGGACTTTGAAGAAGATACCCTTCCTTGGATACATCGTATCGAGAAGTGTATTCAGAGGATTAGGGAGCGCGGAGATCTTTTTGAAGATAATCCAGTATGGTTAAGCGGCGATTACACTGCCGCCACAGACAATTTTCCGATGTGGGCTACTGAAGCCCTTCTGGAAGGTCTGTTGGAATGTATCGACCATGAGCCCACCAAAGAGTGGGCTCGATGGGAGATCAGTTCTCATACCATTGATTATCCCGGCTGTTCTGGGATTCAAACCTCAGGACAGTTAATGGGATCTCTGCTCTCTTTTCCCCTGCTGTGCTTGCTAAACGATTTCGTAATGCAAGAGAGTGGCTTTCACCCAGGATCTTATCTGGTGAATGGAGACGACGTCGTTGCGCGTTCTTCCCAAGAGAAGATCGACAATTGGAAGAGCTTGGCTCCCCGTGTCGGTCTTTCTCTCTCTTTGGGAAAGAACTTCATTGACCCGGATTTTTGTACGGTCAACTCTCAACTCTTTTTTAGAGGAGAGGTCCTACATACCGGGAAGGTGGCACTCGCGCGACGTTGGGGTACAACGATTGATTATTGTTACTCCGAAGCTCAGTTTTATTGGGGTCCTACCCCTGAACTGATGGAGAACTTTCTTTCTAGAAACTGGAAAGAACTAAGTCGTACACCCCGTAGTCTTCATTACGCCAAAGATCACGGAGGATTGGGTCTTTGTGACATGCGAAGCAGTCTGGGAATCCAAGTGGACCAGCGATTAGCGAAAGAAGTGTATCTATATGATGCAATCTCTCGCTTCGGCAAAGTCCATAGGGTTCCAGGAGCTCCCTTCTCTTTTGTGGCCTTTCCTCTCCTTAGAGGGGAAACAAGCCAACAGGTAGAAGGTGAACCCGCTTCGCATAGTGTCTTCAATCGATTTCTCAGCTTAGGTGCACTGGATAGTGAACCCTTGGAGAAATTCTCAGATTTGACACATAAGACCCTGATTAGCTGGAGGAAGAGATTCTTGGAAAGGAATCTTTCTACTCTAGCCTCACGTGATCTTTTTCTCCATATCACAAAGGAAGGAAGGTTTGACCTAGAACAGGCCCCTCCAACTTCTTA